AAGATGCTGTTGCGTTTGAGCGTCCATCTCCTCGTCCTCTTTGGTTTGAGGATGAGAACATTGAGCCAGTGTTTCCCAACACGCCAATGGATGAAGAGCGCAAAGGGATGCTTGATACATTCTTATCTAATGTCTCAGATATTTTTATTAGCCCAGCGCAAGCTGAGCCAATGAATGACTCGCCTCCTTCAATGCAAAAAGAACAGATGGTGATGCCGACTCCTGCACCAGAGCGTCCTGAGTCTGGTCAAACTGAAATGAGTTTTGGTGAAGCCTTTGCCAACAATCGCGCAGCTGGCAATGATGAATTTACTTGGCGCGGAAACAGATACACAACGGAGTTAGCCGATGGCTCCTAAAGCACCCAAGACACCTGCATGGACACGCAAGGAAGGCAAGAACCCAAAGGGCGGTTTGAATGCCAAGGGTCGTGCTTCATATAAAGGTGGCAAGTTAAAGGCACCTGTTAAATCTGGTGACAACCCCCGCCGAGCCAGTTTCCTTGCGCGTATGGGAAATATGAAAGGCCCAGAGCGGGATGAGAAGGGGCGTCCCACGCGGTTACTCCTCTCCCTGCGAGCGTGGGGCGCTTCTTCGAAATCTGATGCTAAGTCTAAAGCGGCTGCAATTTCTAAAAGGAATAAAGCTTAATGGCTGGCTTTGACGGATTAGGTGGTAGCAGAAGCCAAGGTGGGTTTGGTGGGCGCGGGCGTGACTATGGCGGCAGATCAGATAGTATTGACCGTAAGCAAAATGCTATGTCGGTTACGCAAAGCAAACGTAGTCAAGCTTCTCTATCCCCTGGATTAGCAACAGCAATGTTTGGTCAGAAACTAGGCGCACAGGTTGCTGGTATTAAAGGCATTACAAATGACGCAGCATCTAATCTGGCACAGCGCATGAACATTGGTCAGATTAAAATGGAAGTAAATAATATTGAAAATGACACTGTACGCAGTCTTGCCTATGGCCCCCTTGCTGCTGTGTTGAATGAGATTGGCAAGATGTCTGCTAAGAATGTTTTGAATGAAATCATCGCCGGAACTGGCAACATGATCTACAACGATCGCGGTCAGATCACTGGCGTTGAGACTGATGAGCGCGGTATCATTGCTGGATACGGCCCCACAACAACTGTAATGGATGGTGATGACGATCGCGTGAGATCAGGCACGTTTGCCAGTAGTACAAACGTGCAAGACAGCACAACCGCTGTTGATTCTGGATCACAGTCTTCATTAATACCGTCAAGCAAAGCTCGTGGTGTAGCTGATTCATCTGGCTCTGGTAGACGCTCGATGTTTGGAAAGAAGGTGCGCTAATGTCTAAGGTCAACGAAGCTGGCAACTATACCAAACCATCAATGCGTAAGAGCCTGTTCAATCGGATTAAAGCAGGTGGCAAGGGAGGCCGCCCCGGTCAATGGAGTGCGCGTAAGGCGCAGATGTTAGCCAAAGCTTATAAAGCAAAAGGCGGTGGATACACATCATGAAGAAGCCGCAGAAGTCACTAGTAAACTGGACAAAGCAGAAGTGGCGCACCAAGTCAGGCAAGCCATCAACGCAGGGTTCAAACGCAACAGGAGAAAGATACTTGCCATCTAAAGCAATTAAAAACATGTCATCGTCACAGTACGCAGCGTCAACAGCAAAGAAGCGCAAAGACACTGCTGCTGGCAAACAGCATTCAAAGCAGCCAAAGGCAGCAGCAAAGACCGCAAAGAAATACAGATGAGTGCGTTCTTACATATGCTCAAGCCAGAGGAGCGTGAGATACTTCGCACTGTAGTAAAGCGCGTACATTTCTCTCATTACCCTAAAGACCACTGCACCGATTATGAAGCAGACAAGCTTATATCATCTATCGGCCCTGACGTAGTTGAAACGATGATTAAGATCGGCAAGGACTACAAGGTAAATGAAATTTAAATACAAGCCTGATGGCGAAGTCCTAAAAGCTTTCATGAAGGATGATACATTCTTTCGTGGCATTCGCGGCCCTGTTGGTTCCGGCAAATCTGTTGGCTGTTGCGTTGAGGTGTTCAGACGCGCACTGCAACAAAAGCCAAACGAAGAAGGCAAGCGTAAAAGCAGATGGGCAATCATCCGTAATACCAACCCGCAGCTTCGCACTACCACTATTAAGACTTGGCTTGACTGGTTTCCCGAACAAGATTGGGGGAAGTTTCAGTGGTCTGTGCCTTATACTCATTGGATAAAGCAAGGCGACCTAGAGCTAGAAGTTATCTTCCTTGCTCTTGATAGGCCGGAAGATGTTAAGAAGCTGCTGTCATTAGAGCTGACAGGCATCTGGATTAACGAAGCAAGGGAAATCCCTAAGTCAATCATTGATGCTTGCACAATGCGTGTAGGCAGATACCCATCTATGCGTGAGGGTGGGCCTTCATGGACTGGTGTGATTGCAGATACAAACGCGCCAGAAGAAGATCACTGGTGGCCTATCATGTCTGGTGAAGTTCCTATACCTGACCACATTAGTAAAGAAGAAGCCAAGATGATGGTGAAGCCAGACAACTGGCGCTTCTTTACCCAACCTGCTGGCATGGTTGAGTCAAAAGATAACGAGGGCAATGTAAAAGAATACAAGCCAAGTAAAGATGCTGAGAACCAGAAGCATATGCTGGCAAGCTATTATACCAACCTTGTGCAAGGTAAGGGCAAAAGCTGGATTGATGTTTATGTAATGAACAGGCTGGGAGCGATACAAGATGGCAAACCTGTTTATAATATGTTCGCGGCAGATCAGCACGTTGCGAATGAAGAGATTCCTGTGGCTGATGGCATGCCTGTGTTTGTTGGTTTGGATTTTGGTTTGACGCCAGCCGCAGTGTTTGGACAGAAGGTCAGAGGCCGCTGGCTTATCTTGCAAGAGATTGTAGCTTTCGATATGGGCATTGTTCGCTTTGCTGAACTGTTGCGCCAAGAGATTGCTGTGCGTTACGGCAACTGTGAGATCAATATCTTTGGCGATCCGGCTGGCGATTTTCGTGCGCAAACAGATGAGTCAACGCCATTCCAAGTGCTGCGCGGTGCTGGTCTAAGAGCTAGACCAGCCCCAAGTAATGACGTTGCACTGCGTTTAGAATCTGTAAGCGCATCACTTACTCGCATGGTTGATGGCTTGTCTGGTTTCTTAATTGATCCACGCTGCAAAGAATTGGTTAAAGGGTTTGAAGGCGGGTATCAATATCGCCGCATACAAGTATCTGGTGAGCGATATGATGATAGGCCGGAGAAGAACCGCTTTTCTCATATCCACGATGCGTTGCAGTATCTAATGCTTGGCGCTGGTGAGGGGCGCGGTGTTCTTGGCAATAATCAACCGCAGCGCGTTGTCCAAGCGCGAAGAGACTTCGATGTATTTAACAGGCAGCCAAAGCAACGCAGACAGGGGCTTTGGTCACGGATGTAATTTTGTGCGTTGTAATGCATTAATGCAGGGGTTACATCTAGGGTTGCATATTATTTGAGGTAACTATGTGCATATTTAGATCATCACAACCACGCCCTGACCCATCAGTAGAAGCTGAGCGTCAAGAGCGTATGGAAGCTGAAACAGCTACAACCAAAGCCAACAAGCAAGCAGCTTTGCAAAAGCGTGTGCAGGGAAAGAGCAAAGGCGGCAGCGCTACTCATTCTCTCTTGTCAGGCTCTGGCGGCGGCATTGGCTTCTACAATGAGTACACATAATGCATGATAAAATTGCCAAGGATTATCTCCGGCGCTATGACAAAGCTCTTGCTCATCGCCTCAACTTTGAAGCTTTGTTTGATGAGTGTTATGAATACGCTCTTCCACAACGAGAAGGCTTTACAAAACTTACAGCAGGTCAGCGCAGAGATGATCGCATCTTTGATGAGACAGCTGTTGTTGGCACTCAAGAGTTTGCGTCACGCTTGCAATCGGGTTTGGTTCCGAACTTTGCGCGATGGGCAGACTTGGTTGCTGGTAGCGAGGTGCCGAGTGATCAGACTGAGGCTATTGATAATCAGCTTGAAGAGGTCACTGAATACGTCTTTCAGGTATTGCAGAACAGTAATTTTGGACAAGAAGCCCACGAAGCATTCCTTGATCTTGCTGTGGGAACAGGGTGTTTGCTGGTTGAAGAAGGTGATGCGCTTAACCCGATAAGGTTTAATGCTATCCCGTTGCCTCAACTGGTTCTTGAAAACGGCGCAGATGATCGCATTGACCATGTGTATCGTGAGCGCGAGTTGCGCAACAAAGACATTTTAATCGCTTATCCTAATGCCATCCTTTCCAAAATGATGATGGAAAAGATTGCAAAGGCTCCCGATACCAAGACCAAGATCATCGAAGTAGTTTGCAGACTCTATGATAAGCCGAACCAAGAGCGTAATGCTTTCTATGTCATCTGCAAAGAAACCCAAGAATTAATCTATCAGGATATATTTGAAGGTGCTGGCTCAAATCCTTTTGTGTGTTTCAGATGGTCAAAGGCGGCAGGTGAAGTCTACGGACGCGGCCCACTTGTCAACGCGCTTAGTGCAATCAAAACCACTAACCTTACTATTGAGTTGGTTCTTGAGAATGCGCAGATGGCTATCTCTGGCATATACCAAATGGATGACGATGGTGTAATCAATACAGACTCCATCAATCTGGTTCCGGGAACCATCATTCCTAAAGCACCAAACTCTCAGGGCTTACAGCCAATTCGTGCTGCTGGCTCGTTTGATGTAGCAAATCTTATCCTTGGCGACATGCGCAATAATATCAAACGCGCATTGTATAATGATATGTTGGGCGATCCTAACAAAACACCAGCAACAGCAACTGAAGTTGCAGAACGTATGGCTGATCTATCTCGCCGTATTGGTTCTGCCTTTGGCAGATTGCAAGCTGAGTTTGTTCAGCCAGTGTTGCAGCGCGTTGTTTATATTTTAAAGAAGCAAGGCCGCATCGATGTTCCAACATTGAACGGCAGAGATGTAAAAGTTCGCTCAGTATCTCCATTAGCACAGGCGCAAGCTAATCAAGATATCGCATCAGTAGATCGTTTCTTGGAAATGGTTGGTGGCCGATTTGGGCCACAGATGGTGAACCTACTCGTTTCATCAGAAGAAGCATCAGCTTACTTGGCGAAGAAGTTTGGTGTGCCGGATAATCTAATCCGTGACTCGCATGAGCGTCAGGCTCTTGCGCAAGCTATGCAACAGATGTCTGCACAGCAGCAAGGCATGGAACCGCCAACGCAGGGGTAATCTATGAACAAACTCAGATTGGATGGGTTTGCTAGAGGTGATGAGGAAGACAAACGTGTGTCGCTAGATATAGCGGCATTGTTTGCATCACCTACTGGCGGCTCCGTTCTAAAGTATTTGCGTTCGATAACTATTGAAGCAGTCAATGGCCCGAACGTAACGGACGCTGAACTTCGTCATATGGAAGGGCAGCGGTATCTTGTGGGGCTGTTAGAGCGCCGCATCAAACATGGACAGAAGGTAAAACAAGATGAGTGAAACAGATAATGTAGAAGCAGAAGGCTCAATGCTGTCTGCCGAAGCACCTGTTGACGGTAGCCAATCTGGAACCGTGGATAGGCAGCAGTGGCTCCCAGAAAAGTTTAAGACGCCAGAAGATTTGGTGACTTCATACTCTTCATTAGAAAGCAAGCTTGGCAAGGGTGAGGAAGAACTGCGCAAAACTCTGGCAGATGAAATGCTGCAAGAGACATACAAAGATCGACCAGAGACTGTTGGTGACTATCAACTGCCAGAAATCCTGAGCGAAGAAGAAGCTGTTGACAATCAGCTTTTAAATTGGTGGTCACAGTTTTGTTACGATCATGGGTATGGGCAAGACAAGTTTGCTGATGGCATCCAAAAATATGCAGAAGCATTGAATGGTGACATGCCTGATCTTGATGCTGAACGCACAAGGCTTGGTGAGAATGCAGATGCGCGTATCGAGTCTGTGCAGCTGTGGGCAAACAAGTTCTTCGATGAGAGTCAGATGGGCGCTCTCGAAAGACTAGGCCAAACGGCAGAAGGTATAGAAGTCTTGGAAAAAGTTATGGACGCATTAAAAGGATCAGGCATCGACAGCAATGCTGAAGCAAGCGCTCAGCTAACTGAAGCCGATCTTCGTGGCATGATGAACGATGAGCGCTATTGGAAGCAAGGAGCCAGAGACACAGCATTTATAAAGCAGGTGCAAGATGGCTTCTCTAAACTTTACAGGTAGCGGTCAATACAATGAGCTAGACATTGTTAAGTCTACCTCAGATCACTCAAGTTACTTGCAGCATACTCTGCGTAATACAGACTTGCGTGAATGCATGATTGCTGGTGCAACGCCTTGGAGGGCGTTGCATCTTCCCCTTTCAATAAAGGGAGCGGAAACATATACTGTCTTATCAGATGACAAACCAATATGCATGTTTGGCACGGTTCCGATAGACAGTGAAGAAGCTGCTATTGCATCTATATGGCTACTGGGCAGCTACGATCTAAACGATCACAAAAGAACATGGATGCGTCTTACACATCCTGTCTTTGATTATTTCCAAGAGAAGTATGACATCCTTTAAAATGTTGTTCCAATCGATCACGAGAAAACAATTCGCTGGTTACAGTTTGCTGGCTGCTTGTTTTCAAACACGGCGACCGTTGTGAATGGCTATCCTGTAGCAAGATTTGTGCGTTGCG